TTAAAGCCCATTTTTTTCGTCATTTATTTCTATAAATCCCAACCAGTCTGTGTATGATACAAGCTTTCCTATTGTATTAAATATCTCTTCGATTACCTGTTCTCTGATATCCGGATTTTTCTGTACATCGATGTAAGCTCCTAGTAATTGAAGTGTGTTTATCAAAGCATGTTCTCTCCGTTCAGAATAAACTAGCATTTGATTAGGAAAAGTATCCTCTGTCCTTTCAAGTAAAGGTAGCTTACAGAAAGAATTTACTATAAGTATTCCTTTAGGTCTGATCCCAAACTTTTCTATGTATCCACTTACCCACTTTTCTAACTGAGCTGCATGTTTCTCAGCAGCACTCTTACCTACTCCTTTTACCTCTACCACTGCAACTTTGTCGTTATATTTTAGAATTAAATCATCTCTACCAGGCAAGCCTTCAGTTACTTCAAAGCCGAGTTCAATTAATAATTCTTTCACTATTTGTTCAAGAGGTTTTCCTGTGCCAGTAAACAATACTTTATATTTTTCAAGTGCTTTGATTGTTTTGACTTGCTCATCGATTTGGGTATTTAATAAGTCTATTTGCTTTTGAATTTCGGAGAGTCTGGCGTATTCTTCACGTTCATTAGGCAAAAAATAATTCCGACTCCATTCTGGAAGCTCTTCAACTTCTATATCTTTATTGAGATCACTATTGATACGATAAATCGAATCGATAAATATACTTTCAGCATAACTCTTGTCATGATCACGCATTCTTCCGTACGAATCTATGATATTTGGGATAAATACAATCTTACCATTTGAATAATTTGTATATGTACCAACAACAGCATCAGTGTCCTTTATGTATAGAAAAGGTCTGCCTTCAGGCAAACGAATGTTAGCATAATATTTCATATAGTCCTTATTAATTTCAACAAAAGATTTAAATAACTCATCCCCCTTAAATTCGAGATTGAATCCTTCCGCATGCTCAAATTCGACCCCTACTGGTAAAGCATCAATTATTCTAAATTCGTATAGTTCATTTACAGAAGAACGAATATAACAACTATTTGGTATAGGTGCAATAATAAAAATACTTTTTCCTTTGTCAAGCAATGCTAACATTTCTCTTTTTCTTCTTTCAATATCTCGCTGTAGCCTTGTAGACGTATGAATATCAAGAATAGGATATCCTTTATGATATTGAACACTATCATCATCATAATACTTTGAAAAGAGGGCACTAGGTCTCCAGATTACTGTTTCATATCCCAACAAAGAGTATCCACTTTCATAAGAAATTTCAGTAACTCCTTCCCAGTAATTATCAAATACTATATCTAGCAAACATATATCCGCCATAGTAAATTTAGCCCACCATTCTCTGTTATTTATTATTTACAGAATAACACAATACTAAGATTTTTTGCTTAATAATAAACAAGAGAAGCAGAGGGTTAATTACCCCTGCTTCTCTGTACTCTCTCCGAGAAACCATTTCACAAACGGATCACGTGGTATCTTAATTGATCGTCCAATTTTGACCACATGAAATTGTCCTGAGTTACACAAATCATAAGCTTGGTTCCTGCCTATCGAAAGGAACTTCTGTATATCCTCAACCTTCAAAACAGGAGGGAGGTCTTCTGTACTCAGTGAATTCATCTTATCACCTCAATTAATCATACTGTCGAAAATGATTGTCCTATGACTTCGCTTTCCCTGCAGTTCTTTTTGGTCCCTTTTCTTTTTTCAAAACCTGTATATTAAGGTTCAGCGCCATCTTATAGAACGCCTTCCATTTAAGCGTGTAATATGTCGTTTCGCCTATCGGCTGATCAAATGCATTGTTATACACAAGGTAATCGAAATCGCAGTCTGTATTAAGATAACGCTCCGTAATCAATATACGTTCACGTTTAGGAAGTGCGTTAACCGCATCTTCGATTCGCTTACAGTATGCTCTCCGTGCTGCTGGTTCATCGACATTATAAGCAGCTATGTTCCCTGTCTGGTCGCTCGTTACCCCAGTATCACTTCTGGGAGTAGCAGACCATTCAGTTGTGGTCTTCGCTTCTCTACTTTCAAATAGCGTGGACTTGTATATTCGGTACTTCTCAAGCGCTGCCTCTACGGCAGCCCGAGTTGCTTTCCGGTCAAACTCCGGGAGCTCAAACGACATTTGTGTCACTGTATCACCTCAGTCTGTGATAAGAGTTCCCCGACCGAAGCCGGGGAGTGTGCTTATTTAGAGCGGCAGGCTATCCGCATCGTTAGGCATTGGCGGGCCTTTCTTATCATCCGGATCTCCTGTGAAGTCATCCAGTTTGGTCTGGTTCGGGTCATCCACATCAACCGAACCGTCAGGGTTTCGCTTTACTGTAAGGCCATTGCCCGGTGGTTTCGGGTCCTCTCCGCCCTGCTGCTTGCCGCCGGCTCCGATAACATCTTCAATCGTTACCTGGTCAGGGTTGACCTCCTTAATGGCAGCTGCCAGGCGCTTTACCTCCTGAGTGGTGGTTCCGTGGCGCTTGATAACCTCTACGAAGGCTTCAATATCTGGAGATACGGTTTTAAGCAGTGGCCGATCGTCTTCAGCCAGCTTTGTTTCTCCGTCCTTATCCACCTTCACATCCAGCCCGTATAAAGCATGGTCCAGGACATACCGGCGCTGCGGCTCACTGAGAATGCCCCACATATCCGCGTTAAGGTAAAGAATCGCATCTTTCATCCATGTGGTGCGGAGGTCATCCCCCAAAACCTTAAATTTCCCGAACACTGGCTTGCCCTTCGACTTCCATCCCCCGTGCTTCATGAGTACCAGGACTTCAGTTTGCCGTAGGTCCGGATGATGCTTATCAATCATGTCTGCCAGTAGCTCGTATGTTTCCTCAGCACCCTGAGAATGAAATTTGTCTGCCATTTATAATTGCTCCCCTCGGAATATAATTTGGAATAAAAACATGCTGCTTATCCTGTTACCAGCTTTCCCCGCCCTTTCGCATGGGCTTGTTATTGTGGCCCAGCTGCGGAGCTGTGATGGTGTAGTCTTTGTACGTGCTGCGCGCTTGCGGCTTGTCAGCTCCGATAACCTTGCAGTGATCTGCGATCTGCTCCGGCGTCCAGTGGCTGCTTTCGACGTGCTTATAGTCCGTCATCCCCAGATCACCACCGCGGCCAGCGCGATCAGCGCTGCAAGAGAAATGGATGCCATGTGCATCAGGCGCTGCCGGTTGATCTTGGAGTCGTTCTCTGCTGCAAAAATGAGTGCTACGAAAGCTATGAGTGCGAAAAATATCTTAATCCACATTTGCCTTAGCTCCTTCCCAATTCCACAAGCTCAGCAGCCCTTTTGCCGGGATCGGCTGCGGCAGCTGCTTAATGCCTCCCAACTGCCAGGCATAACGGCCTTCGTCGTACCAGCCAAAGGCTAATTCATTTCCTTCGACATATCCGATACCTGACACGACGGCCTTCCCTTTCTTCATCAGAGTCACCTTATGGCAATCAATAAGAGTAGTTGTTGCCACTACAGCCCCGGTAGGAAGGTTGTTGACAGTGTAACCGTGCCGGGCCAGCACCTCCTTAATCTTCGGGATCTCGCAGGCTTCCGCGTCTACCTGTTTTCCAGCATGGATCGCTAGCTCACCGCGATGCTTCGTCTGCCAGCTCCGGGTTTCTAAATGTTTCTCTCCGAGCGCTATCAGCGTTGCCCAGGGCTGCTTTATAGTTATAGCCTTCATGCCTCTGCCGCCTCTCCCCCGAGCATTTCCGGGCTGTCATCTATATTGCCGATCACTTCAATTTTCCCGCATCTTGCATAATTGGCAGGCCAGCTTTGATGTTTGGCCTCGATCTCAAATGCACCTTCGATGTAATGGACCTTGCCAACCCAGCCAACTGCGTGACGGACGATGTCCCTTTCGTAAATCTTGCGAGCTTTGCAGTCTTTCAGTCCGGTATATTGGCCGACTGAATTTGCGTCCACATCTGCACAATCCAGCTCGTAACATGGAACACCTTCAAGTTGCCCTATTGGTTCCCACCAAGTTATGCTTGGATTCTCGCCCGTCATAAGGGAACCATATACCCACTCGCCGTTATCAATCCGTTTGCCACGGAATAAAATCTCCCTGTTCATTTTGCTTATCAGCTCCTTTATAGGGGAAATGATAGTTAAATCCCAAACTAAATAAATATTTGAAACTTACTCTGGAGATTGTCGTATAGCAGAATACAAAATACATATTTTAGGAGTGTTGCAAATGTCGCTAGAGATAGTTAGTGCTTGTATTGCAGGTGCAAGTGTTATTGTTTCCGCTTTGTTTAGTGGTCTCTTGTATAAAGCCACATTAGAGAGTACAAAGGCTGCTATTAAAAGTGCTGATTCTTCTAAAAACAGCGCAGATACAGCATTAGAATCGCTTCGAATTTCAGCTAGAATTGAAGATCAAAAGACACAATTCAATAGAGCCTTACGTGAGCAATACATACATGAACTAAGGGAATACGCATTTGAAATAACCGGCGAATTAGGTGCTATTTTGAATCAAAAATATAGTACAAGCACATATTTCAACCGAGAAATCAGGATGCCAATTCCAACACATCATATGGCCGAATGCTTCTCAAATGAAGATAGGGAGATTATAAATAGCGCTTGGCGTAATTTGAATATCTATCTTTTTGATTACTGGGAGAGATACACTTATTCGGATACCAAGCACCGTAAGATGAAAGAAAATATGCGAGATTCAGATACTCAAATCTCTGATTTACGCGATGTTATTATTAAATTCTCAGCAGTTATGGCTTTACATTAACACTTCCAAAATTAAAGCAATTCAGTCATCGAATGATTCTCAATAAATTAGAAACTACAACCCACCTTCTCCTCCACCGGCTGCGCCCCGAGAAGCTTCCTTGCTGCTGCCCAAAATGTCGCCGCCGGGGTCTTCTCATCTGCTCGGATACCCAGCCGCTGCATTGCGGCGAATTTCGGCTCCAACTCCAGCAGAAACATTGGCTTGTTATTGACCCGCAGGATGCTGTACCCGATCACTTCTTCTGCATGCTTTGCCTTGGCCCAGACATCCGGCCTCCGGCAGTACACCACATACCAGTGCTGCTGCCCCGCCCGCAGACATCCGGCACAGTTCGCGTGTTTCCAGACCTCATATGTCTCCGGGGGCTCTATGCCGACATCCCGGGTGCTGTTGATCAGGCCCGGCCACTCCACCAGGGGGAAACAGGTCTGATACCCCTTCGCCCCCAGGATGCTCCGCCGCCGCTCCACACGGGCGGTCTCCCCAGCTTCAAACCCGTAATAGATCGTCACATCGTCCCGGCTGCCGCCCGGCTCCACTGGATAAGTCTCGGCCAGCCATTTGTGAAACGGTGCCGTCTTGATCCGGTTGGTGCAGAGGGGATGAATCCCGACTTTGAACGCCTTGGCCTCCATGCAAACGTCAAACTGGTCTTTCTGGTCCCATCCCTGCATGTTGGCGTAGGTGATGGGTATGCCCAGGTAGTCAGCAACCTCGGCTTTGAATCGTTTGATATCCCAGTGCTCTACCCATGGGTTTATATCATGGTTGATCAGGATTACATTCTCCGGTCCGTACCTGGCAGCCACCTCGACTGCCACAATGCCCGATGTCTCCCCGCCGCTGTAGCAGACGATGTGCTTCAAGCTTGTTCCCTCCCTGGGACTGTGCCGATGATCCGGCCTTGTTCGTCCCTGAAGCGAATGACTGTTTTCATCGCGGGTACACCTTCTTTTCCTTGTAATTGATCTTGCCCTTCGGCTTCTGCCGGGTTTTCCTGCGGATCTCTTCAATGGCAGCTCGTTTGTGGCTAGGTGAGGCGCCATCGTCGTTGTATGCAATTTCATAGAGCTGGCCGAGCGTAGCTTTTTTCCAGTTCATGCTGCCGCCTCCTTAAAATAAGAGCCCCTGACCCGGAATTTGGGTGTGACTGGTCGCCGCCGCAGGCTTCCTGGGGCGCTTATTCGCTTTAGATTCTTTTTTTAGCTTTTTGATTAAGGCCGGATCAATGATCGCCATGATTACTTCCTGCTGATATTGGGGGTAATCCTCCAGCTCTTGCCCCTGCTTGACCTTGTAGATGGCCTCTGCTATCCGGGCCAATACATAGGCATCGGCGATGTTCTCTGTCCTTGGGATATCCCCCCAGTGGGATTCCACCGCGGCCATCACCAGCCGCTTAACAGCCTTGCCTTCCAGCCTGACCTTGCTCCCGGCCACGCCCTCCCACTCGGAGACGTTCACGAATTTTTTCAGCTGGTTTGGGGTGGCTACAATAAAGCTGCTGCCCCTTCGATCAACCGCCAGGCGGGCCGCCCAGTTAAAACCGCTGGAAACCTTGTTGGTATCGTGCTTTGCCTCCATCGCGAAACCCTCAATGCAAATGTCATCATCAGGCTTCAAATGCCGATACACTTCATCAAGCACCATATTGATCCTGGCCGGAGCTGTATCCCCTTTGCCGACGAATTCTGTCCAGCCAGCCAACCTACCATTGCTGCCGATGGCTACAAACCCTGTATGCGTTGCTGGGTCAATTCCGATGAACCGAGTCAAGGTGCCACCTCCGATGCCTCTTTTGAAAAGGGCATGTGTATTCTCCTCGCCTCTGCAACAGCAGCTGCAGCCTTTTCTTTAGTGTCGTAGATACCTAAGTAAGCATATTTACCGTTAATCCGTAGATTAGCCTGCCATTTATTTCGTCTTTTATGGAAACTCACTCCTCTATAGCCAGATCTATTATTTCTTTGGATCGTTCTGTTTTGAAGGTTCTGCGCTCGTGTACATGGCCGAAGATTCTCATCCGTGTTGTTGAGAGGGTTGTTGTCAAAATGATCTACTTCTACTTTTGGATTAGTGAGACCTAATATCCATCTGTGCAAAGAGATTGTTTTAGAGGTTCCTCCATTTCTCGGAGGGTGACCAGTTGCATAGAATGACTTGCGCAAAGGACACCATACTGCAAACCATTTGTTCGGGAACGACATGGCAGACTGGAGTTTGCTTGTGCTAATAATGGTTTCCATCTCCCGCCCTCTCCCTTTAATGAAGATCGCAGTATTTTCTCCTCTGATCTCATAATGGTTATTCATGAAACCTTACTCCTTTCAATCATCCAGCCATCCGGAGAGGCGAGAGGCCGCTGGTTTAACAGGTTCTACCGGAGCAGTTTCTTTCGCCGGCTTAGGTTCGTTGTTCACCTGTACTTCCGGCACATTCTGCTGCTGAGCCTGTGAGAAATCACGGTACGGCCATCCAAGCTCTTCATAAACCCGCTTGAGTCCCGGGAAGACTGCCACCATTTCACTGCGCCGATACTCCCGAATTGATTCCGCTGTCCGATCGTATATTAAATTTTTCCGTTCCCGTTCTTCCGCAGTCATGCTGCTCAGTGGGTCATCCAACTCAGCAGCCATTTTCAGAAGAGCTTCACGTGCCCGATCATACTGGGCGTCATCCTGTATCAATTTCATGGCTGTCACCTTCTACGTTTTTGCTCTTGCTCTTTCTCCTTGGCCTTTTTCATCAATTCATAGAGCGCGTCTTTATCCAAATCCGTGAACCGGCCATTCTTACGGTTGAACAGCATCTGGATTGTTCGGGTGCCGATCTTTCGGCCCTTGGCTACTATCAGCTCAATAACACCTTTCAGGACGGTATCCGGATAGTAGTAATCATCCCGGTATAAGAAAATAATGATATCTGCGTCGAATTCGATATTTCCTGATTCCCTTAAATCTGACATCATCGGCCGCTTATCCTGCCGATCCTCGCATTTCCGGCCGACCGAAGAGATTGCTACAACTGGGATATCAAATACACGGGCCATTTGCTTCAGTTGCTTCGATACGTAATTCACGCGGTCTACATTTTGCGGAAAGTTTCTTTCGCTCTCGATCAGCTGCAGATAGTCAATGTAAACTATCAATCTCGGGAATTTCTTCTTGAGTATCTTGACCTGCCGGCGGATGTACTCAATGCTCATACCCGGCGTGTCATCAATGTAGAGCGGAAGGTTATCCAGCATATCAAGCGCCTTGTCGTAATTGACCCAATCCGTCTCTGACAGCCGCCCGGTTCTCATCTTGGCGCTGTCTATCCCGCCTATAGCGCATATGTGTCGCTCTGTGACGTCAGCGCCAGGCATTTCTGCCGAGAATATTACTGTGGTTGTCCCCGTCCCCGCCGATTGGATGGTGTCACTGACGATGAATGCAGTCTTACCGATGGATGGCCGAGCTGCAATAATGATCAGGTCCCCCTTCTGATGACCGCCGCTCATCTGATCCAGCTCCGTGCTGGCTGTCTTCGCCCCTGTGAGCCCCATTCTACTCGCGCGGTCTCGAAGTACTTTATGATGGTCAACCAGTGTATCAGCCATCAGAACTGGTCCTGAACGATCTGGCCCGACTCGCATGTCAGCCAGCTTCTGCAGATCCTCCAGGGTATCGGCCAAATTAATGTCATCACGGGTCAATGCCGTATGGAGAGCCTTTCGTGCCTGCCGATCAATATGAGCTTTGCGTACAATAGTCTGGTACTGCTCAAAATTGGAGGCCATCGGGAAGGACTTCTGCAGCTGCACCAGGTAACTGATTCCGCCGATCTTGGCGAGCTTGCTGCCCCAATGCTCTGCCAACAGCACAAGGTCGAATGGATTAGGCTTATTAGCAAAGTAATCGTAGGCCCACCGCAGGGAGTCCATTATCAATCCGTGGTTTTCTTCAGGAGAGAAATCCTCACCCTGCAGATAGCACGTGTCCATGAGATCCGGCTTAGCTAAAAGCGCCCCGAGGACCGCCTGCTCCGCCTCAATGCTCATCTACATTCAGCCTCCGTTTCTCGTCCAGCTTCTGACGCTTTTGGAGAATGTGGTCCGGCATGGTTACCGACGTCTGGCTGTATGCGTCAAGCAGCAACTGGTCTTCCTCTTCCTCAAGGCGTAGTACCTCATAAAAGGAAGGCTCTGAGGTCTGATCATCTGCAAGCAGCTCCGCTATAGTTGGTGCAAACTTACTGGACCGGATATGGCGAGCAAGCCGCCCTTGAGCCTCTTTATATTCCAAGTCTTGCAGCATAAAGTGCCAAAGTTTTATCCCAGGCTCTGTGATTTCAAAGAAGGGATAAGCGGTTTTGATCATCCCCAAGAAGTTCGCCATTTCCGTTTGCTTCACGTGCCGCTCCCTCCTCGTAGAACTGGTTCAGGATGTTCATTTCCTGCTGCTTCTTTTGAGCTTTGGAAATTGGATTGCGTTCCAAGTCCTTCTTAATCCAAACGCGCAGCGTCTTGTTGTGATCCTTCTTGTGCTGGCTCGGCTTTTTATTCGTCTGCCATTCGTCCAGAGCTTCGATGGTGTCATCCACCCGCTTTTTTCCGAAGTCAGCGCAGAGCTTTTCGTATTGCTCAGGAGTAAGGAAGACTGTATCTGCATATGCCTGTTTTCCTGGGGGGATTTTCATATCTATCTCTTCTTTCTTTATATTTTTCTTTCTTTCTTTCTTGGGGGGTGAACTGTCCCCCACTAGAAGGGGAGGATTAGCCCCCAGACTGGGGGAGGATTGACCCCCAGAGGATTTAGCTTTTTTAGGGGGAGGCTTCTCCCCCTCAAGCCACTGCGAAAAGTATTTATTGAAGCTAATCATGCGTGAACGATTGCCATGGGCGACCTTGGTGATCTTCAGCACCTTTCGCTCCAGCAGGCGGTTGAGTTCCCGCTTAACCCCCTTTGGATCGCTCTGGATGGCTTCGGCCAGAAACGTGACGGACAGCTCATGCGACTTGCGATTAAACCCGTATGTGTAACGCCAGACGATGAGTAAGATGCTGTGCTGAGTCCCGTTAAATTTCCGCCGCGCCACCTCTTCCAAGATTTCATTCGCAATTCGCGTGTAAGGTTCGTCAAGCTTCTGTCCTGCCATTTACCTCACCTGCTTCAAAAGGGTAATGCTTCTCGTTGTTGGATAAAATCACACATATCGTCCGTCAGCTGGTTCACAAAGTTACTTGCACCAAACGGATAATTAATTTCTATCTTTTTTTCGATAATTGCTTGAACCTCTGTCCGGAGAGCAGCAGCTTTGTCATGCTTTAAATTTCCGATCTCCTGCTGCAGTGCTTCCAGTTCTTTGTTCAATTCATCAGTGGCCCAGTTCTTGGCTTCTATCGCTTCCTTCAGCTCGCGATTTTCTTTCTCCAGAGAAACAATCCGACTGGCGAGCCGCCATCTTTCTTCTTCCAAAAACTCAACTCTCTGTTGGAGCCTTCCGGTCTTTCGTGCATATTCCGTTACCTTCTGCCCGGCTACAGTCAGATCATTGATAAGTTTTTCCTTGACCTGCAGCAGATCAGCCTGCGCAGGCAGCTCGCCAGTTACGATATAAGCACTGTAGGGCAGGATCTCGCCCGCATATGGCCCGTCGATGATCTGAGCATCTTTGCAGAGATTAAACGCCGCTACTACAAAATTTTGTTCCTTATCGTTGAGGTGACGCGCCGGATACAAGCCGGCTGGTACGCTCTCAAACTGCTTCAAAACCTTTATTTCGATAGGCATTAAACTGCACCTCGTCTTTCATATCTATTTTGAGTGGGGAACAGCTCGGCATAGGCCGGCGTCCAGGCGGGCGGACCGTATTTGCTCAGGTATCCCAGCCGGTTTACGAACGGCAGGACTGACTCCTCTTCATGCAGAGCTTTCAGCAGGTTCCAGCAGCCTTCCACATCGTTCAGAGCTCTGTGCGCACCCTCCAGGACAATTCCGTACTTGCCGCACATGTCTGTCAGCTTATGCGGGTATGTGGTCCGTTCCCGGGATATCGTCATGGTGTCGATAAAGGGATTCTCGAAAGTTTTCCCGGCCAGCCGTTGCATAGCCCAGTGGAGAAACTGCAGGTCAAACGCGGCATTGTGAGCGACCAGCAGGCTGCTGCCCATGATATTGCGCAGGATCCGGATGGCGAGATTTTCGTCCATCGCATCGACCAGCATTTCGTCAGTGATTCCGGTGATCTCAGTGATTTTCGGGTCAAGTTTGCGTCCTGGGTTAACCAGAGTGTGGAAACCTGTAACCAGTTGACCGCCAACTACCCGAATCGCGGCCATTTCAATAATCCGTTCTTTTTCCGGATTCAAGCCCGTTGTTTCAAAGTCAAACACCGTAATATCGTTTAGTATCAAACGATCACCTCCAAGTGATAATGTTTTCCTGCTCTGAACCCGCGCCGGGCAAGCGCCGCCTTAACGGTAGCCTCAGCCAGTGCCGGTAGGTTATTGCTGCTGGATAAGTGCGTCAGGTATATCTGTTCGCCGCGGCCGCTGATCAGCTCGGCAAGCGCTGCGGCCGTCTGCTCATTACTCAAGTGACCCAGATCGGACAGCACTCGAGCCTTGACGCTATCCGGATAACTGGACTCGGCCACCATATCCCGGTCATGGTTCGCTTCAATGATGTAGATGCTGCCCTCCATCATCGCCAGCATGTCATCATCCACCTTGCCGGTATCAAATACCACGCAAGCGCGGGGGCCATCATCCGGCTCTACGGCATAGCCTACAGGCTCGTAGGCATCATGGTGAGTCTGAAAGGGGTGAACGGTCACTCCGCCTAGATAAGTCGGCTCATAGATTCCATATCTGGTCTCAAGCGACCGCTGCAGCCGGTCATTCACGCCGGATATGCCTTTCCACTCGCCGACCGTGGCGTAAACAGGGATGCTGTACTTGTTGGCGAGCGATAAACCTCCTATATGATCTCCATGAGAATGGGTAATGCATATCGCCTTGATTGTTGTAGGGTTAATACCTTTTTCGAGCATTAGTTTTTCAAGCATTTTTTTCGGCTTTCCAGCATCAATCAAGATTCCAAAATCGCTAAATCCAAAGTAAATTGAGTTACCACGAGATCCGGAACATAAGATTTCTACCCTCACGAATCAACCACCCTTTCATGGCTAAATGGCATATGCATCTTCCTTAAAGCAATTGCCGCTCTTTCAGCAGTCTCTAATTCTTCAAAGACACCTCCATACAGCTTCTTAGGGCCTGCCTTGACCTGGACCATCCACTTTCTCGCTACCTTATGCCAAGTAACGCCACGAACTCCGCTCGATCCGTTATTTCTTTGAGGACCCCTTCTGTTCTGGGCATTCTGCGCTTTGGTAACCTTCCTTAAATTGCAAGATCGGCGATTATTTAAAGGATTGCTGTCCTTGTGATCAACTTCATAACCACAAGGGTCATCCATAAGCCAACGGTGTAGAGATATGCTTCCAATTACACTGCCCTTTTGAATATTTCCTTGGACATAGAACTGACCTGTAGCCTTGTCGTGCTTAACTCTCCATGAATTAGGGAAAGAACAGGCCTTTTCAAGATCGACAGTATCAATAAATGTCTTAAATACAGATCCATCATTGCGCTTTATGAAAATAACTGTGACCTCTCCGCGAATCTCATATGAATTTTTCATATAGCCCGCTCCTTCTTGGTCTTCTCCTGCCACTCCTTGCTGAAGGTACAGCGCCGGGCGCTCCACTCCTTGTGCCGCCGGCCCATAACGTAAGTGACAAACTTATCTGTCGCCCGCTCATAATAGGCGCCGTTCAGCACTTCCTTTACTGGAGCTTCCGGTGCTGCTGGAGCACTAAGGTCTGCTCCGCCGAATAACTCCAACTGCTCGACGCTGTTTCGCTTGACGATCACCGGCACCCCCTGTCAGCCCCTCATAACAGCGAGGGCATACCCGCAGGCGGCGGATATACTCCTCACGGCCGGGGTTTATCTCGCTGCCACAGACTTCGCAGTCCAGGCAGCGGAGATAAATTTCAACCAGTTCGGCGTTAGATAGGGAGCTCATCGTCTGCTGCCTGCATGGCACGCTTCTCAGCAATGTCCAGATCCATGATCTTCAGGAGCCCCGTCAGTTCCTTAAGGGTCGGTTTGTCGCCTTTCGGCTTCGCCTTCTTCTCGATGTAAGCAGCCATTTCCTCATTAGAGGTAATGCCGAGCTGCTGGAACTTCAATTTCATATCAGTGCGGGCCTGTTTAAGTCGGTCTGCTTCGGTAGGGCCGCTGTCTCCAGACGAATCAGTTCCCGTACCTCCGGGGTTAATTACTTCCGGATCTGTGGCGGATGTTGTCGGAGTCACATCAGCCCGCTCGTAGGGATCATAGCCAGGTGTCGGCTCAGCTCCATCGTTGTCATCAAACCGCAATCCAAATGCCGCTTTCATGGCGCGCTTGACCATATGCTTCTTGAACATGTCCTTGAAGTTGTTGGTCCACATGGTTTTTTGCATGCCGATTGCCGATTTCTTGAAGTGATCAACTTCTTCCACATCCATCAAGACAGTGAAAGGCATAAATCCTTCTTTATATGCGATAGCATAACCCCCGATTGGAGCGCCGGTTGGGAATCCGCCGATGTGCTTATCAATCGCGATGTAATACCGCCCGTCCTCTGCCCGTTCCTGGTGATACTGGAAATCATCATTTGCGTGAACGATCTGAACATCGTAACCGCGGTAACCGTCCATTTCCTTTGCTTTGCGGACGTGGTAATCAACAGCGAACTGCCAGGTAAGCTTTCCTTGGTACACGGTCGGATGGATCTCACCGATTAGGGGATTGGCATCAGCAGCCTTAGCAACCCCCATGAACAATTTGAATTGGGCCTCGGTACAGTCTTTAGCGATGGTTTCATGAACGGTCTTAATGTCATCCGAGGTCAGACCGCCGAAGAGATAACTTTCATATGAAGCGAGTTGAGTATTTGCCATGAATTATTTGCCTCCCTTAAATGTTGTAGAACCGCGGACGTGCTTCCCGGCGTGTCTTCGCGAGCAGCTTACGGCCAGCCCGGTTCATGATCCCGCCGTATTCCTTCTGGATTTCCTTTGAGACCATCGAAAGACCGAGAGTACCAGGCTCATACGCCTTTTTGTCGGAAGCTTCATGCTTGAACTGGCGGCGGGATTTGAGGATTGCATAGTCATAAGCAGCGCCGGCTTGTAGCGCAGCAATGAGGGAGTATCGTTTATTGATGGATCCCAATTTGTTTTTCATGGATGATTCCTCCTAGTTAATGATTAATTTCTGGTCTTCAACAGCCTTCAGCAGGATCAGCTGCCCGGCAGGCTGCTTGATTTTAAACACGCTCTCCGAGTCATCGACGGCCAGGGGAGCTATAATCTGGGAAAGCTCACTGAGCACTCCGGCCAGCTCGATGCCGGCATGTGCCCGCTCGGACCGGGACAGCTTACTGTATGGCTTGCCATCACGCTCAATCTCAAAGTTCGGCTGCTGCTCCCCGGTGCTCTTAATCTCCTTGAAGAGATTGATAGTTAGCGTGGAGAACATGCCTTGTACCTTGGCTGCCTGCAGCTCAGCCTCTTTGGCCTCGTATGCCTTAAGAGCGTCCAGGATAAAGATGCTCTCGTTCTTGCTGGAGAGCGTCTCTGTCTCCTCGGCACGGGCTGCTGCAAGATCGGCCTGTAATGGACCTCGGCGGTTAAAGTAGCCAATGGCATCCGCTGTTGCATCCCGCTCTATTTCTAAGGCATTCCGCTGCTCGATCAGCTCCGTGATGTCCGGCAGCTCCACTGCATCCAGCTGCGCCTCGATTGTTTTGCGCTCTGCTACGGCCTTCTCGTGCTCTTCCCGCAGTGGCCGCTTGCGGTCTTCTTTATTTTGTTTGACAGCTTCAATGGCTGCTGGATCAAGCGCTCGTTTGCAGGTCGGGCAATCCTCGGCAATTTCTTCTCCGTGAATCCTCATATAACGGCCTTTTGCAGCTTCGACATTCTGCTGTGCTGCCCGCAGGCTGCCCTCTAAAACCAGGCGGCGGCGCTTCGGTTCGTCAGCTACCTCGATTTTTTGTTGAATGGCTGTGATCTGCTCAAGTAGCTCCGCGTCCCTTGCCTTGACCGCTTCAATGTCCGCCGGCGGCTCCGGCAGCTTAGCCAATTGCTGCTCCAACGCCTCAACCTTGCCCTCAGCCCGCTTGTGGGCCGCGTCCTTATCGTTCTTATTCTTGGTATGGATGTCTTTGAGCTGCTGCCGATTATGCTTTTTGGTCAGCTCAGTAAGCTTCTGAGCCTGCAGGTTGGGAGCAATATCCTTCTGCTTCTGCCTTGCCGTCAGGCGGCTCATCTCGGCGTATACTTCCTTTGGCGCCGGCGGCGTTGTATACCTCATCATGAGGTCGCGCTGCTTCTGCCAGTGCAAGGTGAAGAAATACCATGGGTTGAACAGCGATAGGAACAGGTCCCGGTCAAACAGACCTTTTACAATATCGTCGAAGTCTCCGGCCTTGCTCGGCACCTCATTGATGTAATAAGTGGCCTTGCCCTTCTCGATGCCGCGGCCCAGGAGAATCGGTGTACTGTCAACCTCCAGGAGCACCTCACCCTTCACAAAATCGTATTTATAATTGGTTGGTGTCGGATCAAGCTTGCTGCCAAGGGCATCTGTGCCGTACAATGTCCACGTAGGGATTTCAATAATGCTTGACTTGCCCTGCCCATTGTCACCGGTGATCTCTGTCCGTTCCTCGCCAAAGGTGATCAGTAGATCCCGGTGAATCTTGAAATTGTGTGCTGTGGCTGATTTTATTTTGATGTGCTGCATGTCGTCCTCCTATAGGGCAGCCAATTCTTCCTCAAGCTGCTGGATTTCTTGGTTAATTGCCTCTACAACAAATGTTTTAATATTGGCGACCAGCTTTGCTGAATCTCTTCCGCTGTTACTCGGTTGCTGTGAGATCCAAGCCAATGAGCCAGAACCTTTTTCAAAATCTACTGCTGTGGCTTCAACGATCCGCTCCGCAGCTTTACTCAATTCATCAATCTTTTTCACGATAGCAGTCGCTTTCTTCGTGCGGTCAGTCATGTATTCCAGTGTCTTTCTGTCCATTCAAACCCTCGCTTTCTGCTCGTTTCAGGGCTTAAAACCCCGTTTTTGGCAAAAAAATAATAGGCTTACTCAATTTCACGGTCCTCAGCCGCATCACCCCTTGCCCTGTTCACCTCCCTCCAGTGCGATTATTTGAGGCACATGTGACCAGCCGCCTGCCAAGTACTGCTCAACAAAATGCTGGAAGGTGATTCCGAATGAGTGGCCGATCCGCCAGCTGACAAAGTAATCGCCGAGGTCATGAAGCAATTCGTCCGTCAT